AAAAATTCAAAGAATTTTTACCTTATTTTTTATCCCCCCCATTTTTTCGAGCGGTAGCGAGATTTATATAAATATGATACCTTATTAAAAGACCTATAAAGCAATATCGCACAACGTTCGCTTCTATGAGATGTTTTGCGAAGTATAAGCAAAATATGGGAGAGCGAAGTGCAACGAGCGAACCTCATAGAAGCTGTTGTGCGACCTTGCGACTGTAAGGAGTAAAATGCAATGTGGCTCGTAGCGATAGCGAAGAGTGTTGCTTTATAGGTCTTTTATTTTCTTTTTCATATTTATATAAATGGCTCTGAAAGAGCCAAAAAATGGGGGGATAAATCCGACGACAGTCGGAAAAACTAAATCTTTTTTATTTCACTTTCTATTTTTTCCCAAGACATTTCAACCTCTGGAGTTTTTACTTTTATTTTTTCAATTCTATCTTTGAAATCATCAATGTTTATATTCATTTCTTCTTCTAACTTTTCTAATTTTATCTTATTTTCAATAATTTTCTTCCATGTTTTATTTTCTTTTTCTATTGCAATTTTAAGTAATTTAAATTTTTTAACCCATATATTTTCTAAAACAAGTAAATTTGCAAAACTATCAAAATTTATTTTAGTTAAAGTTTCTATTCAGGTGTTTGGAGTTGGAAAATTATAACAAATTTGTCATTCCATATTTGCATTTGAAAAAGGCTTTTGAGTTTCAAAATATGTTAAATCTTTTATTTCAAATAATCATTTTGCTAAATCCAACATCATAATTAAACAAAACTGTTCATAATTTGCTACTGAACTAAAAAGACTTTCCACATTTCATCTTTTTATGCTAAATATATCCTTATTTGCAGTTTTTAACTCAAGTAAAAATTTATTTCAATTTTTTAAAACTATTTCAATATCTGGATCTGTTGATTTTTCTCAATCAATTTGAATTTTCTTAATTTCGTGATTATAAATAAAATCATGATTTTTATCTTTTCAAAAAAGATTAACTCACTTTGTATCTTCTGTATATCACATACTTCATCAAGTACAATGTTCTTTTCTTATTCTTAATGCCGTATCAAAAGATGTTCGTGCCAATTCTCAATCACTAAATGTGCTTTCTCAATTATTTTTATCTCGCACAATTCGGCACATTTTAGGTTCAAGATATTTTATAAAATAGTTGCCACCCCAAATTATTTGGTTTTTGCTTATTCTAAATATCTCATCAAAGTATTGTTTGTCTGGTATATCTAAGTCCCAATCATCATCTGATATATACATTTTTTCATTAGCACCATTACCAAAATGTTTATTCATACCTATCCCATAAGGTGGGTCAGTAAGAACTAAGTCTATACTCTTGTCGGGTATCTGCTTCATAAATTCTAAACAATCTCAACAATGAACTTTATTTATCATCTCTTCTAATTTCATTTCTTTTCCACTCATTAAGATCTAAAAATCATTTCCTCCAATCATTTTCATTCAATAACTCTTCGCTCGGCTCTTTCGGTGTGAGGGAATGTTCGTGGTTACTCAAGAATTGTTTATAAGCATTATAGGTCGATTTAAAAGGAACATAATTATCTACAAACCATTTAAGATGTGGTAATTTAATATTTTCTATAACCATAATTATCTTTGCTATGTATAATAGATCACTATATAATACTGGATTATATAATATAGATACCTTTATTCATAAATAGTCTGCCAATATCCTCTTGGTTAACTTTCTACCATTTCCATCTAATTTAGATAGCTTTAATTTTAATTCGTTGTAAGCTACTAATAAATCTTGTGGATTTTTTCTTTCTATCATTATCTTTCTCATTAACTAATCTAAATCTATACTGACATCTTGTGCCATGATGTCTAATTTATTCCTATGCATTTCAAGTTTTATATAATTTTCTAATCTTGTGCATATGGAATAAAACTTTTTATTTTTTGCTCTATTTATCCTATATTCTCCGTATTTTTGTTCTACCTCTTTAAGTGCTAATGCTTCTGCTCTGTTGTATGGTATTCAAGTTTGCAAACCTTTTGTTATCAGTTTATATTTATCAAGATTATATTTATATTCTTGTTCTGCTGATAACTCCCCAAACTTACCTTGCTCTATGGACAGTTCTATAAGTATCTTAGATAGTTCTGCTATCTCTTCTATACTTAATCTATTATTTTTAAGCAACTCTATTGCTCTATCCATTAATACCATATAATCTAGGAGTTTAAATTACTAAAAAGGTAAATCCTCTATCTCTTCTACATCTTTTTCTGTTTTTTTAGTTTCTTTTTTCTCTTCTACAACTTCTTGTTCTTTTTTATCTAATTCAGTCATTAGATCGTTTATGTCTTTATCTTCTTCTAAACTTTCTAAACTTCATTCATTATTAACTACACTAGATAAGTATTCGTTAATTTTTACTATCTCATCTTTTAAGAAGTTATTCAACTCTTCTCTATCAGTAACATCTTCTCCATTAACTCTAACTTTTTTAGTTTTTGCTATTAAATCTTTAATATCATATTTCCATTTCAACATATTACCATTATGGAATATCCCAATCCTAGCAAAATCATCTTTCATATACAAACTAAAAGTTAAATTCTTGAAATCTATTTTTTCATCTACACCTTGTGCTAATGAGTTAATAATAGATGTCATAATGTTACTAAACCCTCAAGACATAATATATCTATCTTCTTTGTTGTCAATAAACTCCAAATTCACATTTAGATACTTATTAGTTTCACTTGGCTCTTTTACTGTAATGCTTACCAAGTTTCATAAGAATTTAGATGCTTGTTCTTTTGTAGTACTATCTACAAAAACAGGATAATCTCATTTTAAGTTAATGTTAATAAATGTAGCTTTTTTTGTGTCTGTTAATAAACCCATTTTATAATAATTTTAAATGTTAAAAGTTTGTTTGAATTTTTTATAAGATATGTATTTTTTGTTTTTATAATGATTTTTGAATAAATTTTCATTAACAAACTGAACATATCCTACACTAATATATACAGGAGTTTTGTTTGCTATAAAATCTAACGATATAAGTTCTATAGTGATGTTAGGTTTTTTATTAAGCATTTCACAAACCTCCATAAATTCATCTCATTTTTTTACTTTGATATAAAGACTTTTATTGTCTTTAATCCATCTCTTTATTCTTCGTTTTTGTTTTAGTCTTTTTATAAATCTAAACATTTTTTTTAATTGTTAAATCCTAAAACTTTCCCCATATCTTTTAGATAATCTTCTACATCTCCATACATTACGATATTATTATCCATCACACAATCAGTGATATCATCGTAAGAATACAGATCAAAACATTTACTCCATGCTGTTGCATTGATTGCAGTCTTTTGTAAGAAGTTCAAAGCTAATGTTTCTGTTCTTATTATTTTTGATGCATTATCTAAACATTTATCATGATCATGTTTGTATCCATACGAATAGATCATAGACAAGATAATAAACAAAAACGAGAACGAAAACGATACAATAGCAACAACTCTACTCTTTTGGGCTAGGAAGAGTATAAATCCTATAGCACTACATGCTAATGCTAATCATAATAGTCGAATCATTTTTAATATATTATTAAATAAAAATCTATTTAGCTGTCGATCTGTCTTTACTCATTTCAACAGTAATTGTTAGTTTCCTTTCTATCGCATCAGGATATTCCTTATACATCTTGGCTTTATCCGGCACAAATAGATCAGGTCTAACTTCCATAAGATTAGTGTAATTGTAATCTTTTTTAAGTGAATATGAGGTCGTAGTTTTCTCAAACACATTATAATCCCCATACCTCTCCTTTCAATCCAACTCGTGCATTTCTAATATACATAAATTGATCAACTTAATGTCATCCTCTAACACCTTTTTTTGTTCACGAAAATTGATCCCAAACTCTATCAACTCTTCTTTGGAATAATTCTCAATGTTGTTTCTGTCAAATAGTTTCATAATATAATAGTTTTAAAATATAAATATGTTTTTTAATTTTATATTGATATTATAATAAAATTAAAACAAAAATCAAGAGGAAATTTAAAAATCGTTTAATAGTTCATCAAGACTGGTTTCTTGATGGTTATATTTTTCTTTTATTTTTTCAAATTCCTCTTTTGTGAATTTTCTGACTCAAAAAAAATCTAGTAATTTTTTGAGTTCGGTTTTTTCTTCTTCTGTTATTATTTTATTATCTAGTTTTTTTAATAGATGTTTTGTTCTTAGTATCTTTTTAAAGTATGTTGTTTTATCCATCCTTTTAATAATTAAGGTTTAAAACTTTTCTTTCTTTTTTGCGAATGCAAAAAAATGAGAGAGATTATAGCCCAAATGCTTTGAATTTTTTATATAGATCATTGTTAGCATTACAATCGTTAATAGATTGATCTACTATTTTGTTTATACCAACTAAATCTTTTCATCGGAACATATCAGACACATCTTCTCATTCAATAAATCTCTTGTATTTAGTGTTCATTACAAATGCAATAGTTTCTAAACTTGCACCAGTATATCAAGTTCATTTCCATACATTCATAGTGTCTACTATGTTTAACTCTCGTGGTTTCAATCCCCCAATTTGTAGGATATGTGGTAAAGCTAATCAATGTATAGCATATCTTTTAATAAGAAAAGGGATTGTAAATCATAAAAGATTAAATCCTATAAGAGTTCTATTTCTAATCTTTTCATGATCCAATATTTTCCTTAAATCAATCAATACATCTTTTTCGGTCATTTCTTCAAACTGCACACGATTTTCAACTCTAAACTCTTCTCATTTATATAGCCCTACACTTACACATATAACTTGGCTAAATTCAGGATACAGTCATGCTTTATCTTTATAAGTTTCTAAAGCACTTTTCTCATTGTTTTCATCTTTTGCTACTTTCTTTTCCCATAACTCTCGGAGTTTAGGATCTAGTTTATTAAACTCTTCTGGTTTATATAATCCAGCAGTTTTAATGTCAATAAATAATAGATTGTTCATTTCTTTCTTTTTTAAAGGTTAAAAATTTTTTATTTTTTTTGCTAGTCTTTTTTCAGCATCAGAGATGCTTTTTGCCCATATAGTCATCATTTTTAATAATATTAAGATTTAAAATATTGTTGGTTTCTATAATAGACATCTAAATCTATCCTAGATACAAACTTATCTTTTGATAACGAAAAGATTCTATAGTCTTCTCAATTTCAATCAGTATCTTTTGTCATCATAATAAACACATTACTCAAATCCATTATCTTTTGTGATCACTCAAAAGTTCATTTTCTGTTTGTGTGGTGTAATAGTATCAATACGATTCAAGTATTCTGACATAATTCTTGTAATGTTTCCATCGCTTTATTCTGACTAGTTCTAGCTATATCACTTTCAAGATTTCATTTTATTCTTGAAAACGTATCCAACACAAACAGATTATATCATTCAGACTTTTTTTGTAATATTAAATCAACTAGTTCTTGGAGTTCTATCCCATTTGGTTGATTATGATAATCAAACTGTTTCAATTTTTTCTGAACATAGTTATCCATAGCTATTTGTTCTTGTTCAGTTAATGGATCAAGATCAGATAGATTTCTTTTCTTTTTCCTGTTCATGTAGAGCCATCTTCATTTCCACATTATATCAATCGCAAACTCACAATTGATATAAAATCATCTTTTTCCTAGTTTAGAATTTGCCTCAATAATATCCATTGCAAATGTGGTTTTTCAAGCATTGGATTCAGCTACAATAGTAACTAACTCTCAACTAAGGATACAATCAAAGGGATCAAATACCTCATTTGGATATATATAACCTATCGTTTCATATTTCATTTTTGGGATTTCTATTTTAGTTTCTTTTGATTTTTTATTATCACTTTTAACTTCAATTCAATATTTATCTTTAAAAAACTCAACAGTTTTCTTCTTATCTCAATCAAACATTTCATACAACACCAATTCAAATGGAGTAAAGGTTTTTTTATCGGTTTTAATTAAACTGCTCCCAGTATTAACTATGATATTGTAAGGTTTATATCGGTATGCTCCCATATTTTTTTTAGATTCTCTAAGAGCAACATTTTCTAAACCTTTGTCAGATACTCTTACTCCTCGCACTATCTCCGCTAGTTCTCATGCAGAGATATGATTGATTTCTTCTCGTATATCATCAGATTTTCTAAAATCTTTAACTATTTTTTTGATCTCAATCTGATCTTGTTTTTCTTGTTCTTTCTCTTTCTCAAACTCTTTTGCAAAATCTTCTATCAATTCAAACAACAGACAATCTTGCGGTTGTTCTTCGTATATATTACATTCATAATCCCCAAAATCCCATAAAGTTTTGTCTTTTTGTATTTTTTTTCTAGGATTTATTGTTCAAGGTAGTCTGATAATCCTTGATATGTTGCTTATGGAATGATCACATCTATACGGAGTATTTTTCAAGACATCATCAATTTGATTATAAATCCAGCTTACTCAACTTGAATAAATATATTTATCAAATGCTCTTTCTTTTCAAGTATAATACAAATGCAATCAATTTCAGCTTTTAACTGAATAGGAATAATCTCAAAATGAATTCTTTTTCAACAGTTTTAAAACTAAATCTATTTCTTTATCCAATTCTTCTTGTGTTAGTATTTTATTATGTTTTTTATAATAATCTAGCCTAATATCTAGATCAACAATGAAATATTTTTTAGTTTTTATATCATCATCATTACATCTTCTGTCTAATTTTTCTCACAATCAAGCGGTAAAATAAATATTAGTTTTTCAAACTGAATCTTTAAAATTCGTGACAGTTTTAAGATTATTTATTTCTACCTTGCTTGATCAAGCAAGGTATTTAATAAAATCTATAATTTTTTTCATTTTTTTTTAGAAAAATTTTAAAGTAATTCCGTTTTTTTCTTTGTTTCGTTTTTTAACTTCTGCATCTACAACTTCTTTTCAATATACATCTTTTAATTTTTGATATTTAAAGGATCTGTCTTCTCAAACCGGTAATCCCATTAGAACATCCACCATTTTTCTTAATTGATTTTTTTTAATATTTTCAGCTGTTGGTGTAAAATCCCTAATCCATCTCTCGCATGCAGGAATATAAGATCAGTCTTGGATTCACATCATGATCAACAAATTCAAATAATCCACCTCTTTCATTACTTCATCTGCATCATGTTCATAAAAGTGCTGTTTTGCAATCTTCGCTTTTTGTTTACGAGCATGCGGGAATGCTTTATTGAATCTCTTATAAGCTTCCTCTTGCTCTGTCGTGATCGCGGATGTAATTTTCTTTTCATCTGCAACTTCTATCTCTGTGTTTGATAGTGCATCTGTTTCTTGTGCATCAGAAAAAATTTTTTCGCTCTCGCGAATATTATATTTATTATATTCATATATTATATTATTATCTTTTGATTTTTCAAAAGGCTCGCCTTTTGATTTTTCAAAAGCCCCCTTTTGATTTTTCAAAAGGCACTTTCTTTTTTGATTGTCTCATTCTATGATATCGATATATCATAATTTTTTCAAAACATTGATGTTTGTTGAAATTGTTGTTGCATTTACTCACAGCTTTTCTGCAATATATTTATTACTTGCCCAACAATATCATTTTTCAGCACATAAAGAAGAAATATAACAATAAAGTAATTTTTGTTTATCTGTTAGAGTTTTGTCAAATAAAATTGTGTGTGGCATGATCCCGAATCAGTTTTCTATCATTTTGATTTAAATAAAAATATAAAAAGTTTTTTATTTAATATAATAGTTTTTTCATTTAATAAAAACTGGTGGCTTCCCCTCGCATAAGTCAGACCACCAGTTCACTTGCGAGGGGAACTTTCGCTGACAAATATACTCAACATGAAACATTATTATGTATAATTATTTCTGATTAAAAATCAAGAGATTTTTTTAAATAGCCATATACACTATGGAAAGTATACTCAACATACCCAATAGAAAGCTGATTGTATACATTACAACAGTTTTATTTTTTTCAAATTTTTCTTTTCTTTTTTTGTTTTCTAGACATTTGTCTAGATATAATAGATAGTTTTTATTCATTTTTTTATAATTTTAGGTATATAAAATCTTTTGTTTTTGCATCTGCAAAAACGATAAAAGGGAGGTTTACTCCATTTCGATAATGCGATCATCTAAATCTAATTCTTCTGTAATAGCTGGTTTGATTATAACTTGTATTTTATGATTATAATCAAATTTCTCTTCTGTCTGAATTTTTTCAGACAATCAGTGGTAATTCTTAAGTGCTAATGACAAGATTCTATTATCTAATTTTTTAGATAATCACATATCTAATAATAGAGCTTCAATTTTTAATAGTCACATAGATAAAACTCTGCTAAACTCATCTCAGATTTCCAACATCTCACTCATTTGTTGCTTTGTCATGTTCAGATGTACAAGCAATCAAGGTAATGTTGGTTTCTCTCAATCTTTTTTTGCGGTGTCTAGGTAGTCGTTAATCATCAGGAATAGATCAATCGGTTCTTTATAGAGGTTAAACATTTTAATTCAGTATTGTGCTTTGGTTTTTAATTTCAGCATTCTTTCTTCAATTTCTTCTGGGGGGATCAATGCTCGTTGTTTATCTATCTCTGTTTGGTATAATTTTTCTAGCTCATATATTTCTTCAAATTCTTCTTTATTCATCATTATTTCTTTTTCTTGTGATAATATTTCATCATCACATAGCAGGGAATTTGTCATTTTGTTTAAAATAAAGATCTAAAAATTCAATCTCATCATTTAATTTTTCTATGTAATCCATCATGTAAGGTTTGATTTTATTAAATCGTTCATCATACCTTACACCTACGGTGTTATAGAATTTTTTGTAATACAATTCAGATTTGTATCACATTTCTTGGGCCACCATAGATTTTGGCTTGTGTAGTAATTGTAATATCTTCATTATAATAATTTTATTATAAAATAAAAGTTAATTTTGTTTGTGTTTTTATTCGATCTCTTCTCATCATGTGATGATGAAATCTAATACCCCATTATACAGATCATAAGGAATTTCTTCTGCATAATCTTCAATGTTGTCGATTATGTAGTCAAACCGTATCAACAAATTAAATTTTTCATTTTAATAATAGTTTAATAAATAAAAGTTTTGCAATGCAAAACAAAATCCTACCACCCAAAATAGCACCTGATTCCCACCACCATCATCACATACAACAACACAAATATAACAAGGTATTGTAGTAGTAGAATCCATAATCATTTTTCTTTTCTCAACCCTTCCCACATTTTTTTTATAAATCTTTTTATTTTTTCCATTTTATTTAGTTTAATAATAAAATCTAATTTTTTATAATATAATTATATCAATGTTTTGTCCATTCGTGAAAGCCTTCTCTATCTGTCAATGTAGTTAAAACAAAGAAAGATTTTTGAAAAAGTTTTCAATCAATTAAATATCATCTAACAAAAACATCTCTTTTAAACTCATCTTTACAACCTGTTTTATAAATTCATTCTTCAACTTCTCTTTCTTGTTTTGTATTTCATTTAAAATATTCTCACTCAAAACTTCAACTATACATTTTATGAATTTTTCTATCTTCAACAACTAAACTTCAATTTCAATATTTATTTATTTCCCAATCTAATCAAATAATTTTTTTAGGTTTCCATTCATTCCATTCTCAATTCTTTTTTCTACTTCTATACAATATAGTTTCTCAAAGTGTTCAAGGTGCTACAAGTGTAAGTTTATGCATTGTTAATGTTTTAAATTTTTCTTGTTTTGCTATATTTTCCATTTTAATTTAATTAAGATTTAAAAGTATTTCTTATATTATATTCTGTCATTTTACATCTTCAAGTTTCTCAATTCTCAAAACAATTCCACTCCTTATATATTCTGCATTCTTGTTTTTGGTATTCGTCAAGCTCTTGACTACATAAATAGTTTAAATCTGTTTTTATTTCTCTGACAACTGCGGTCGCCAAAAGTGTTATAAAGAAAATCGCACCTATCAATAAAATTAAATTGTGTTTTTTCATTTTTAAAATATTTATTAAATAAAATTATAAACTAACCCAACCTAATCAATCTACATATATTTTTCAATCTGTTCTTCATTGTTCTATTGCTTGTAATTTCTTTTGTTCTTTTCGTTTTTCAACTTTCTCTGATAAATCTAAATTGACGGGGTGTTTCTTTTCTATTCAATGAGTTACATAGCTTTTATTGATTTTTTGTCTAATAATTTGTGTTCTCATTTTAATAAACTTATCTTATAAAATTAATTACATTTTCATTATAGTAAAAAATTTTGAAAAATCAAGACCTTTTTTGACTTTTTTTGTGAAAACTGAGTAATCCCAATTCTCACAATAGGTTTGTATTTCAAAAATAGACCCAATTTTCGTAAAAAATATGTATAATATTGGTTATTTTAGAGTATTGTCAAATCTTTTTTATAAATTCATCTTGATTTATGTATATAATAAGAATATAGAAAGGTGTATATTTATGAAGAAATATTGAAAAATGATACACGAAATACCGTATAACACTACAATCAAATGATATGCACAAAAAAATAATATTGATTGGAGAACAGCGAAAAAAAGATTGGTAGAAAAAAAACTAATATGTTTTTCTTTTTGATGAAAGAAAGTATATATAGAAAAAAAAGATTTAATAGATTTTATTCTTAAAAATTTTGTATGATAATAAAAAAAGAGTTTACAATAGATTTAGCCCATAGATTACAACAACACGAATGAAAGTGTTTTAATGTGCATTGACATACTTATAAAATTATCTTATTTATCAAAGGAGAACAAAAGACAGAATGACCTGAAACTTGAATGGTTATGGATTTTTGAAATACAAAATACATAAAAGATTGGTTTAATGAAAACCGAGACCACTCATATCTTTATAATAAATGAGATGAGATTTGAGAGTTTATAAAATCAAAATGAATGAGAGTTTGGGAATGTGATTTTGAATTAACTGCTGAAAATATGTGTAAGTTTATATTAAAACAATTTCCCGAATTATATGGAGTAGAGGTATTTGAAACTCCAACAAGTTCTGCTTTACTATTTAATGATTAAAAATGTATCCATTCAAAAAAAATGATTATAATCCTGATGATTATGAAGATGAGTCTTGAGAAAAAGAATGAAAAGCTTATGTTATAATTGAAGCTAAAGATATTTGAGAAGCAGAACTAATAAAAAGAGATGTAGAATGATTAGGTTGGAAATGCACTGTGAAAGCATAGTTTTTATTCATTAACATAAATAATGCCAAAAGGAGATAATTTTAAATGAAAAAGCCTCACTCATAAAAGATGAAAACCATCTCCAAGATGATTAGTTACTGAAAGGATAGCTCAAGTAGGTAAATTACTTATTCAATGATACCAAAGATATGAAATAGTTGCTATATGAAAAAAGAAACGAGGTATATCAGCAACACAAGTAGATAGGTATATCAAAAGGGCTAATGAGCGAATAAGAGCAAAAAATGAGGTTACATTAGAGGATGAGATACAACAAACAGAGGCACAGATTATGGATATTTATCAATGAGCTAGGAGAGAGAAGAAATGGTGAGATGCTTGTAGGGCATTAAAATTAAAAATAGATTTAAAGTGATTGGATGCACCAAAGAAAATCAAGATTTGAGAATTAGACCCAGAGGACGAAGCAAAGGTGGATGAGTTAATGGAAATGAATGATTAAGTTTTAGATTATAAAAATATAGATGGAAACTTATTTACAATCAAAGCTAGAATGATTTAGTAAAAAGAAAAGGGTAGCGATACTTGAAGAATATGATAGAAGAAAACTGAATACTGGTAGTGCGTGGGCGTTATGGTTATTTTGATTTCACTATCTACACTTGAATAAAGTAGGTATATGGTTATTATTTGTGGTGAGTTGTTTTATTTATGGTGTATGATTTATGTGGTGGTTAATACAGGCGTTTATGCTTGTTGATAATGTGAATAAGAAAAACAAAGAAATATTGGAGAGTTGTATAAACAATAACAAATAGAAATTTCATATAATGTAAATATATGGATACTTTCTCGGTGGTAAAATGAAATTTTAAAAACTAAAATAAATATGAAAAGATTTTTAATCTGAATACCTACATACGAGGGGAAATTAAGCACAGACCTTATAATGTGGCTTGATAATTTTAAAGTCCCTGAATGACGGGCGTATAGTAAAGCATATGTATCAAGGACGCCGATACATATGGCTAGGAATATATTAGTTGAAAAGATGCTGGAGTGAAATTTTGATTATTTGATTATGTTTGATGATGACCAGTTGCCTATGAGTAAAGACGCTTTTTATAGATTGTTGGTTGCAGACAAAGATATGGTGGCAGGATGTGTAAGGTATAGAAAGAAATCAGAATATATTAGTATATGTAAAAAGGAGAAGTTTGAAAAAGCAGGGGCTGAATGAATGCGAAGCTATAAACCATATAAAGAGATACCTAGTAAATGATTATTTCAAGTAGATAATGCTGGGACTGGGATGTGTTGTATAAGTAGGAAAGTATGTGAATTTATGTATAAAACATATAACAAAGAACCATTTGAGAGTAAAAGCACGACATATACAAAGCAAGTAGACGGAGAACGAAGAGAGGTTGGATATAATACAGGACAGCCTGAACTAAAAGACGGTAAAATCCAATTAGTTAGGAGAGTGTTATCAGAAGATTATTTATTTTTTGAGAGGGCAATCAGTCATTGATTTGAATTGTGGGCAGACTGACAAGCGAAAGCATATCATTTTTGAGACCCTGTAAGATTAGAGCCATAAAAAAAGTTTATTGTTATCAACTAGAATTTAATCGGTTTTCACTGTATAGAAAGTATAAAAACATTTTACATAAATTACTATAAAATGGAGATACTAAAAATACCTGATAAATGAGAATATTGTATCATAAAAAATGAGCCACCAAAAAACGAGTTTATAGAATTGACAAAAAAACATACAAAAGAGATTGAGGATTTGATAGCACTAAATAAATGATACACAGAACCATATCCAATAAAGCTAGAGGATGGAGTGTTTGAGAATGTAAAAGATATGAAAGAAAAAAAGTATATGAAAGATATTTATTTGATATTGAATAATCTTGATGTGAGATAAAAAGATTGGACTTATCCAATGAACATTTGACATAATCCATAGTAGTCATATAAAAGTTTTTGAATATTGTAAAAAGTATTGTGATTATTTGATAGTAGCATTGAACTCAAACGAATTAGTAAAATCATATAAATGAAAAGAGTGTGTAGATACACGAGAAAACAAAGCATATCTATTAGAGAGTATAAAATATATTGATAAGGTTATCAAGGCAGAGGATGAAAGTCCGTTAGATATGATAAAAGAAAATAATGTAGATGTGTTTATGTGTTGAGATGAGTTTGTAGATAAACATAAATGAGTTATGGAGTATATGGAAAGCAAAGGTTGAGAAACAATAATCATCCCAAGATTTGGTATGAGTACAAGCAAAATAAAAAAAGTTTTACTTCAAGAATATTTAGATGATAATAAATATACTGACACGCACGCACAATAGACCAAATTATTTCAAGATACATAAAGCTAGTGTAGATAATCAGACAAAGAAAGTGAACCATATAGTTGGGTCTGATGTTGCTTGTGATTATGTAAAGAAATACATAAGGTATCCACAGCTAAAAAGCAACTGAAAGCAAAAGATATTAGCTGGGTGGACTAACTGGCACACACCACGAAATCTATATATAAATAGATTATTAGAAGAAGTTAAGACTGGGTATTGTATAATATTAGACGATGACGATATGTTCCTAGACAATCAAGCAGTAGAGAAGATAATCAAAGCAATAGATAATAAGAAAAATCAGATGATAATATGGAAAGTGAAATTCCCAAATATTATACTCCCAAGAAGATTGCCACCTAGTGTATGAGATATAGCGAGTTGTGGGTATGCATTTGATATTGATATCGTAAGGAATAATAATATAAAGATGTGAGAATGGAGTTGAAGCGATGGAATATTTGCTTGTGATGTTTATAAATATTGTGAAAATATAAAGCTAATTGATGAAGTGCTGACAGGGATACAGAAAACAGACGGTATGCACAACCATTGAACAGGTGATTTAGTTGTTAAAAAATAAAACTATGGATATAAACGAACTAAAAAAAGCTACAATCTATCAATCATTTGAGGATTTAGGGATGGAGACAAAGAACTCTAAAAGTAAAGCAAAGTATGATTGTTTGAATATAGACCCCAAAGACAAATTGATATTAGATGTTTGATGTAATACTGGATACTTTCCTATCAGGTTTTGTCAGAATGGAGCAAAATTTGTGTATTGAATAGATGTTGATTTGCCTTGAGGTGCAGGGATGGAAGTAATCAAACTAGCAAAATGATATGCAAAGCACTATTGAATAGACAATATAGATTTCAGGATAGCAAGTATATTTGATAACTTAGACTATATAGAGGAGAAATTGGATATAATCACTTGCACATCTACATTTCATTACTTTAGAGATTTACAGCCAAAGTTTTTTGAGATATGTAATGATAAATTAAAAAAATGAGGGCTGATAATCCGAGAGGGTGGATTGCCAGAAGTATCAGAAAAGTATTCAAGAAGTGTAGATGAGATACCTTGCTACTTTCCAAATGAAGAGGATTTGAAAGCAATGGCGAAAGGTTTTGAGATAGTTTATAAATGAAAATCAGTAGACCAGAAATGAGATAAGATAGCGAGATATGTTTTACATTTCCAAAAGAAATAATGAGAAAACTTATAATAATAGCTTGATTGCCTTGAAGTGGTAAGACTACAACAGCGAATAAGTTGTCAGAACATTTTACAGAAAACAAGATAGACCATACATTATTATCAATAGACTATTTATACTTAGATTTCATACAAGAGTTTTTTCCTTATCTATATTGAATAGAGATAAATAATAATATCCAACGACATTATGAGAGGTTAGAAAATAGCATAGGAAAAGATTTTGAGTATTACATAAAAAAGAAAATAAGAGAATGAAAATGACATATAATTATAGATGGGCGACATTTAGAATTGATGGGGTATAGGATAAAAAAAGAGTTTATGAAGAAGTTTGAAGTTCACGAGATAATTATGGATAAAGAAAAACCATTGATACAGATATGATTGTCAGTTATTAGAGATATGGACTTCTACAAAGTTGTTTTACAAAATATTATGCAATAGATGACAAAAATTAGTATAATAATCCCAGTCTTGAATGGCTACGAGATGACCAAAAACATCATACAAAACATAGGTGATGTATTTGTCCATCCATACGAAATAATTATCATAGATGATTTTTCAAATGATAGGACAAAAGAATTTAAAAATGATAAAAGAGTAAGATATTTTAGAAATGAAGAATGGCTAGGAGTAAATAAAAGCTGGAATAAGTGAATAAGTAAAGCAAGAGGCGACTATATACTTGTAATCAATAATGATATAATCTTGAAACCTTGATTTGATACTGCTATGGTTGAATGTTTAGAAGATAGTTATATAGTTTGACCATACAGCACAAGGCTAGATAAACCTTTTGAATGAGAAATATTTATCAAGCAACAAAATATTATAGGTTGGTGTTGGATGACTACAAAAGAAAGGCGAAAAGAGATTTGAGATATAGACGAAAGTTTGTGTATATGGTATGGTGATGACTGGATATTCCAAAGGGTAGTAAAAGATTTGAAACAAAGCCCTTGAATAGCAAATACATTGATACATCACTTTGAAAGTAAAACACTAACTAATGATGAACATAAACAGAAAATACGAAAGGAGATTGAAAAAGACAAGATAAGATGGCAAGAGATAATAAGGGAGAGAGGGCGGAATTAGTTTTTATATTATAATCTTATATATTATGAGTGAACTATTAAAAAAAGAGTACATCAAAATTGATGACGAATGTTTTGAGATTGTAGAGGAGAGAAAATCTAAGTCTACAATAAACTACAAACTTTTATTTGATAATATGGATAAGTATCTCAAAAACTATATCTTGAAAGTAAAAGAGATAAACCAACACATAAATCAGATAAAAGAGCTTTGTGAAAAATACAACGAAGCATTAGACGATATGATTAAAGCAAAAGAGGAATTAGGGTATGATTATGAAGTACCTGCAAAGATTGACTACGATTTTTTACAAGCAGAGGCAAATAAACCTGATGAATGAGAAGAAAAAACAGCTTCTTAAAGAGGTCTTGAGTAAAAAAGAAACAAGAGTAAAATATCTTGAACAGGATTTTTTAAGATTTTGTTTATATTATTTTCCTAGCTCGTTTCATTATCCAAAGATTGCACCATTTCATAAGAAGTGGTGTAGTCTTACTCAAGAATGATATAATATCTATATAGAATGACATAGGGAGAGTGCAAAGACTATGTTAATTTGACTACTTTACGATTTATGGTGTATATGTTATAGGAAAAAGAGGTTTATTTGTGTATTCTCGTATGAACAGAAGTCATCAAGTTTTCATCTTTTTCAGATAGCTATCCAATTACAAACAAATAAAAGACTAATAAACGATTTTTGACAGTTGTTTTTTTCTGATAATGTAGAAAAGAAATCACAAAAGAAGTCAGTAAATGAGTTTATAACTGAGAATGATATAAAACTAAAAGCGTTTTCAATGTGAACTTCTATGAGATGACAGGTATTTATGAGTAAAGATGGTATGGTAAGACCAGACTCATTACTTCTTGATGATATTGATAATATCAACAGCGTAAAGAATAAAGCTATCATAGACCAAAATATGAGATTTTTAGAGGATGAAGTGTTTTGAGGTCTAGCTGATTATTGTCAGATTAGGATACTAGGTAATGTGATAATGGAAGATTGACTCAATCCAAGACTAAAACAGAAATATAAAAACAATGCTTCCTGGAGCATACAATCACAAAAGGTAGTAGATGAAAATGGAGAGCCAGTATGGGATAGATACACAAAAACAAACAAAGAAGCTGAGGAGTATAATAAGGATATACAAGACCCAAAAAAACATAAGATTTCACTAGAAAAAAAGCTAAATGATTTATGAGAAATATCTTTTAACCAAAACTATTTATTAAAACCATTCTCAAATAAAGATAGGTTGATAAAATCAGATTATATAAGGATGTTTGATGAAAATATAGAGTTTGATTATATTGAGGCTGGTATAGACCCTGCATTCAGTGAAAAGACAAAATCCGACTCTTTTTCTATTACAGTGACTGGATTTAAGAAAGTAGAAAATGTATTATATAGATATGTATTAGAAGAGATAAGTTTGAAAGGCGAAGAGAAAAATAACCAAAATATATGTAGGACAGTATTGAATATGTATCTTAACTATAAGCCAAGGAATATAAAAGTTGAAAAGAATAATGGTTGAGAGATTTATGCTAAACTATTTAAAGACCCTGCGAATATGTGAGGCTATAATCTACCAATTACTACAATCAATGCAACAAAAGATAAACGGACTAGACTAAAAGAGTTTGAGGGTTGTTTCCAAAGAGGAGAGATATTTTTCAAGGTATGAAAAACAGACAATTTAATAGAGCAACTACTATATTTTACTGGTGAGAGTGGAAACAAAGATGATGCAGTTGATAGTATGGTTCATAGCTTCGGATTGTCTTGAGTTTGATTTTATTTTGACACCATATAAAGATGTATGAAGATATAATAAAAGAACTAAAATTAAAATGAAACAGAAGACTTGCTTGATTTGTAAGACTATATTATTTAGAAAATAAGGATAAAGAAGAGATTATGGAAATATTATATATAAATACTGAATGGTGATATTATAGTATGAAAAATAGGGCAAAAAAATATATTCAAAATTTTATTCAAACTCAAAAAATTGTTTAAAATCCAGTAAATAACAAATATCTATTTATTTTTTAAAAAAACATATTATAGTAAAGATAATTTTATTATTATCTTTTTTTGTATGGAAGATAAAAAAACGAAAAAAACAGTAAAGAATAAAACAGTAAAGAATAAAACAACATCCAAAAAATCTATAAACTCGGTTTGATTTCAAGTGATAGGACAGGATTTTGCGTCTTGTTGAAAAACTGTTATTGATAAAAATACTTATTATAGAATACAAAACTACTCACTAGAAGCAGAAGCATACAAAACAAAGATAGTGAACTGGGTAGGTAAAAATTGATTATATCTCCGAAAAGACTGAGAGGTATTAGATAATGAAGAGGAGTTGAAAAAGGTTTATGATGTATTCAAAGATAATACACGAAGCACACTAAAAGATAAATATTTCACTAATCATTTTTGTAGTGGAGATATTTATATGTATCCAAGAAAAACATTATCAAACGATATAGCTTGTCAGATAGTGGATAGTAGAACGATAATAAAAGAGGTGGATAAATTCTGAAATATAGTATGATATAAACAAATCAGTGGTATGAATATGAGAAACATACCAAAAGATTGACTATATAATAGTATTGTAAGATATGACTCAAACAATCCTAACTACTGAAAATCTATATATCAAGGGATAGTATATGACGCTTTGAGTGATACTGAAAGCTCAAAAAGACAGTTCTATTTCTTTGAAAATAATAGTGTTCCTAATGCTTTGTTTATGCTAGACCCTAATATTACTATGGACAAAGATAAACTAAGTCAAATCAAAGAAGATGTAAACAACAAATATAAAGGTTCTGAGAATGCTCATAAAATAATGATAGCAGGTGGTATCCAAGATGTGAAGATACTAGAACTAAGTAATAAAGATTTGGATTTAATAAATTTAAGAAACTTTATAGTAAAGAAATGGTGAATGGTGTTTCAGATAGACCCTAGAATTATCTGATTTATGATGGAGTGAGGTGCTGACAGGAGTATCACAGCGATAAGACAAGAAGCGAACGAGACAATAAACAATCTATCTATGCAGTTTGAGGATGATATAAACAACTTTTATAAACAGTTTGTAAACCCAAAAGCTGATTATAGGATAAAAGTAGATAGCGAACTATTTATAGATAGAAAAGAGATTGAAGAGGGGCAAAGAAAGGATATCCAGTTATGAATAATAACAATAAACGAGGCTAGGTGTGAAAGGGATTTAAAAAAGTTCGAGATAGAGGGAGCTGATAAACCTCTAATATGAAGTAATATGTCGTTTTTAGAAAATCTTAATAACCAATTTAACTTTTAAATAATTTAATATGAAAAAACCACAATCATTTTTCAAGATGTCTTTGAAACAAGAGGACAATAAACCAAGTATAACAGAAGTAACCTATAAGGGTGCTGATGGTAATACCTATAACTGATTACAGTTTGAGTGATACGCAAGCACAAAAGATTTAGATAGGGGTAGAGATGTGATAATGCCAGAAGCATTTAGGAACTCTATTGAACAGTTTATGGAAAACCCAATAATCTTTTTACAACACGACTCAAACAAAGCGATAGGAACTATCATTGAAGCTACTATTGATGATGTTTGATTGTATGTTAAAGGTATAGTAAAGACTGATAAGGATAATATATTCCAAGATTTGAGGACAGGGGTAATCAAAACTATGTCATTTGGATATAGAATAACTGAATATGAAACAATAGATACACCTGATTGAGTATACCGACAGATAAACTGACTAGAATTATTTGAGGTTAGTTTGGTGAGTGTACCAATGAACCCAAAAGCAAAGATAAAAAGCAAAAAAGAGTTGTTAGAAAAATGATTGAATGATGAAGAATATGCTAAAAACTTCCAAATATCTAAGAATGATGAGTATACATTATACAAATCAATAGAAGATTTGAGGATTAAAAGCGAAGATTTGGTAGAAAAAGAAGAGGTAGTAGAGGAAAAAGAGAAAATAATTGAAGAAAAAGAGGAAATCAAAGAAGAAATTACAGAAGTTGAAGAAGAAAACACAGATACAGAAGAAAAAGAAGAGGAAAAACCAGTTGAGACTGATACAGAAGTTAAAAATAAAGAGGTTGAAGAAGAAAGTGTGGATAATGTAAGCGAAGAAGAAAAAACAGATGAAATTGAAACAGAAAACAAAGAAAATAAAGAAATTGAGAAAAAAGAACTTATATCTAATACATCACTACAAGCACAAATAACAGATAAGTTAAAAGAGGAGCTTTGAATAGAAGATTGAAGTAATGAAAGGGTGCGAGTGTTAGAAATATTTGAAAATGAGTTTGTGTTTAATCATTATTTATATGCAGAAGAATGATGATTTGATAAATATTATAGAAGATGATACAAAATAGAAGATTGAGATGTTATGCTTGAATGAGAGAATGTAGAAGTTGAAAGTCAAACACAATGGATAGATAAGACAAAAGAATTCAAACTAGAATTAGAAAAATCACTAGAAATTGAAGACAAAGAAGTTGAAGAAGAAAAAGAAACTATTGAAGAGCCTGAAATACCTGAGAATGTCGTTTGAGATAGCGACAAATCTGAAGTTGAAGATACTGAAACACCTGAGAATGAGGTAGAGGAAGAAATCAACGAAGATTTGGAAAAAAGGTTCAATCAAATAGAAAAAACTCTTGAAACAATAGAGGAAACAAAGGGGCTATCTATTGAAACCAAAAGTCAAATAGAGTTGCTTCAAAAAGATTTATCTGATTTGAAATCTGATACAAAGAAATTCAAAGAGGATATGAGTGTAGTAGTAGAATGATGTCTAAGTAAAGTAAAAGAGCTTTACACAGCATTCAAAAACCATTATATTGATAGTGCTTTACCTTATGTAGAGGAGAAAAAGCCTGAGGAAGATGTAATGTTAGCGACTTGATTAGCAAAAACTATTGCTAAAATTAAGTCATAAAACCTTTTATATATTTATATTTAAAAAAATGGATAAATTATTAGAGCAATTAGCAGAGTTGAAATCTATAGAGATTACAGACGAAGTAAAAGAATTATCAGAAAAGAAAATATCTGATATGAGAGCGAAAGCAAACGAAGTAGTTCATACAACAAATACAGGATATGGTAAAGAACTTATCCCAGTAAATGTATTGACTGACACAGTTTTAGAAATGATTCCTACTTATGCAGGAATATTGAATGCGTTTATGGTAGGTTTCCACGGAAACTCTATGGGTAAATCAGAGAAAGTACCAATCGTAGGAGAAATCCCATTTGCACAAGGTAATTCTGAATGGACTACTGGAGCAGGTGCAATCGCACAAGGAAAACAATTATTGCCTACTGGTGATGTAACAATCAACCAATATTCAATGATAGTTTCTGTTGATGTATCAAACGAAGAATTGGCTTACAGTGTTGCAGATTTACAAACAATGATTTTGAGAAAAATGTCTCAATCATTTGTTAGAACATTTGAAAGTGCTATCGTAAATGCAGACCCTGAAACTTCGAGTGTTGGAAATGTAAACTCTGATGACCAAGCTCCAGCTATAACATTTGCGGCAACTGGTTGAGCATCAGACCACAGACTTCTTTGATGGACTGGTTTGAGAAAAACAGCTCTAGCAGGAACTGTAAATGTAGACTACAAAGATTTAGGTACTCTAACAATGGAAGACTTATTTGTTTTGAGAGGGCTTATGAATAAATATTCTACTAATCTACAAGATTTAGTATTGATTATGGATTATAAAGCATACAACAAAGCATTAGCTATCTCTGAATTCCTAGAATTCCAAAAGAATGGAGTAAATTCAACAGCTATAACAGGTGCATTATCTAATATAGCAGGAGTTGATTTGTTTGTTCACAGAGATTTCCCTTCAACAGAAGCTGACGGAAAAGCAAGTGCAACAGCATCAAACAACACTAAAGGTTCTGCTCTATATGTATGGAGACCAGCAGTACAACGAGGTTACGGTAAAAATGGATTAGATATTACTGTGTATAAAATACCAGGTAAAGGATATCAATTCGTTGGTACTATGGATGTAGGATTTGCTATCGCTAATAAAAAAGCAGGAGAAACAGACCCAGCAGTAGTATTATGAATAAACATATCCTAGTTAAATAATGGCTTTGGGGGGTTGCCATAAAATCCCCCATTCTTTACAATTAACAATTCATTATGGCTGAATTAAAAAAATATCAATACACTTGAAAAGAGCATACAATGGTAAAAACTCACAAAAATAGT